CGACTTAGAATACTGTTGGGTTTCGCCTCCTGAAGCTAAGGTTGTAAGTGTAGGCGTTAAAAAAGATAAAATTGTTAACTTGAAATTAACAGTTTAGGTAATTATTAATTATTATATTTGTAATATGGATATTAAAGAAATTAAAAATTTTGAAATGAGTGAGATACTAGATTTTTATTATCATATTGAAGAGTATGGTCACATTTATCATTATCCGCCCGAAAAGCTAAACGAACCTTTTAAAAAAATAATGGAAGGAATAGAAGAAGTACAACAGTTGATGAATGATAGTTTTGAAATGTAGATTATGGAAAAAGTAGATTACATATTTAACAAAAAGAACCTTTTTTTCATAGAAGACTTAGAGGAACAAATGACAGAAAAAGAAATTAAAAAAATAAAAGATGACTTATAATTTTAGGTATAAAACAGATAAAGGTTGGGAAGAAACAGAAGTCTCAGGAAAAGACGAAGAAACTTGCATAGCTCAATTTGAGCATGATTATGAGTACAAATGGTATTCTTATATGCCGCTAATAACTTAAAAATTAAATAAATATGAAAAAAATTATAACAATATTATTACTATTAATTACTTTCACAGTAAGTTCACAAGAGATACTTAGCTTTGATAGTTACGAGTCTTACGATGGTGAAAATCTTCTTTTAAAAGGTGAGATTACTTCTTCCCTTATAATAGTAAAAGATGAAGTTTACTTTAATTTCGGTAACGACGGAACAAAGTTTACTTACCTTGATATTTATGGTGAAGAGATGCTTGAAGGCTATAAGTGGTTTTTACAAGGAATTGAAGACTCTAATAAACAAAGGTTTATTTTAATGGTAAGAGAAGACAAAGAAGTTATAATGATTGCTGACCAAAGAAAACATTTTTTAGTTTTATTTAATAAATAGTTTATGATAAAAAGTGCATCGCATTCTACAAAAGAAGGGTACAAGAATATAAAAGAAGGTCAAGTAGGTGGCTATAAACCTTTAAAAACAAGGTTTGACCACTTAAATAAGCATTCTCATGGTGGACTTACAAAACAAAAGGTCTACACTTTAGGGGCATTATCTGGTTTTGGAAAATCCCACACATTAAGACAAATAGAAACAGATATTTTTGATGAGGACTTAAACCCTGACTCAAAAAAAGATGTTATACTTATAAAGTGCGATTTTGAACAAACAAAAGAGGAGTATATACTAACTAAAGTGCATGAAAAAACAAACGTTCCTTTTGAAAGTTTAATGTATGATTCCCCTAGTAAAGAAGTAAAAGATGCTTTTAATGAAGTGTATGTAGAGCTTACTTCTGATTTTATTTTTGAGACTTACGATACCTATACTCCTGATAATTTTTATAAAGAGATTATTAAGTTTATAGAACCTTATCGTTATGAGTTTACAGATGAAAAGGTAGGGGATACAGAATCTATTCGTACTAAAAATCCTTTATTTAAAAAACAAATAGTTCTATCAATAGATAATATAAATTTAGTAGAGAAAGACGGAGCTTTTAATGAAGGAGATGCTATTTCTAATTTGATAATAGCTATCATAAAACTTAAAAGAGAGGTGAAGACATTAACTATTATAATATTAGCTCAATTGAACAGGCAATTAAAAGAGCGTGTTAACCCTAAAGAACATTTTCCACGCACCACAGATTTTTATTTTAGTTCTAAAATAGAGCATGCATCAGATGTGCAGATAATTGTACATAATCCTTATTTATTAGGTCTATCAGAGTATGGAGCTGTGAACTACGACAGATATTCTTATTTATCTAATTATTTAGAGGAAAAGAATAAATATGCAGTGTTTAATACAAAAGGTTTAGTTTTTTGGCACTATGTTAAAGTACGCTTAAAAAACTCATTGAAAGATTTTAAGGACGTGTTTATAGAAAAAGTGTTTGAAGTTGATAAGGATGACACAGAGGTAAATAAAAACAGTTTACCAGTACAAACTCCTAAATTCTCTCAGCCTGAGAATCATTATAAAGACTTAAAGCCTATTGATACAACAACAGCTTTTGACCCACTTGATTTAGAAGAGGAAGCACCTCCATTTTAAAAATTAAATTTTTGTTAAATTAAGCCTTTATAGTTTGTAAAGGCTTTTTTATGTTGTATATTTGCGTATTGAAATAATACATTGATAATATATGAAAATAGAGTTACCTGAAAACTATAAAGATATGGAAGAATTTAAGTGGGAATTACCCAAAATTAAAGAAAGACCCGTAGGTGATGGAGACTTGCGAATTGTGAACCTGCCTGTACAAGTGGTTTTTGAATGGAGTGATAAGATTGTAGCTGATTATGATTCTGAGACAGATACAATATTAGAGTACACGAGTGGCTATGTAATGAAAGTATTACCTGAACAATCTTTTGTGTATAAGGATGAAGAATCAACTTTTATTGCAAGTACTTTTAAAGAACGGTAATATAGCACTTGTAGGTAACGGTTTGAATATGGTGTGTAGCCGATTTAAGCACAAACGAAAATAAGTAAACTTATAATTGCAAAAAGCGATATGTTTGAAAATATAAACCAAGTAGCTATACACTTTATACGGTGTTACCCACTTTTAAAATTACGATTTATGAAAACAAAATTTTCAAAAGCAGTACAAACTGTAACAAATGAAATTAAAAACGATGCTGAACTAAAAGAAAGTTACAAAGCAAATATCGCAATGGCTTTTAAAGATGAATATGCAAGACGTAGATTAGAAAAGAACTATGTTAATAGTACAGATGTACACGAAATTGCCAATAAAGCAGCAGAAAACTTCTTAGACCTATGGTGCAAGTAATTTTTATTGTGGGTAACGGTTCTTGTCTATGCCACGTTGCTCTCACAGAATTAAATTAATAATAACAAAACTTAGAAATTATGACAGAAGATAATAAAAATACCGAAGGAGCTTTTACTGTATTTAAAAATGGAAAATTACATTGGCATACAACAAAATCTTGGAAAGCAAAACTGTATCTTATGTGGTGTAGAATAAAAGGAATTAAAATACTTAAAGAAGCAAATTAATGTTTGCTAACGGAATACGGCTATGAGGTGTTGCCGATAAGAAATACACTTTGAATTAAACAACGGACTTAGCAATAACTTATAGCCGTTGTTAGCAATCTTTTAAAATTATGGATACGATACAAATACTAATTCCTTTATGGTTAATAGTAATGTGGTTAATGATTATAGCAAATAAAATAGGTAAAAATAAATAATTTTTATTGTTGTTAACGGCAAATTGTATGGGCTGATTTTTAGCCGAATTATTAACTACAAAACTTTATAAAATGAACAGAATTAAATGTGCAACTTTCTACAAAGAAATGCAAGATAACATATCAAAAGAGATTAGAGAAAAGATGAACGCTGATAGAGCTAAAGCCGAAAAAGAGCAGGAAACTAAGGCTAAAACTTTGCCTATACGAAATGTTGTAGGTAGTGTTTTTCGCCCGAAAGATGGACACGAGCTACTCCGCTTTTTAAAGGAAAATAAAAAGTGTGAAATTGCAGATACACACGCATTTTTAGCAGCAAAAGCACTTGAAGATAATAATTGTGGGTTCTCTTTTTCCTTTAAAAAATCAAACTGGAATAAAGGTTGGACGAGTTTTGAACACTCTTAAACATTACCTACAACGAATTGTATAAGATACGTTGCTTTTCGCAATGGATTTTATACGGTGTTATGTACTGTATGGCGACTTGATAGAACGAAACTTAAACCGAAGCACAGAAGTAGTATTTATTTTTTGTGCGGTGGCAAAATTAATTTGAAAAATTAAAACTTATGAAATACTTAGGAAGTAAAAACAGAATTTCAAAGCATATACTACCAATAATGCTTGAACATAGAAAGGATAGAATGTGTTGGGTTGAGCCTTTTGTTGGTGGCGCAAATATGATTGATAAAGTTGAAGGTTGGCGTATTGGTTCTGATTTGAACGAATATGTAATTGCTTTACTGAATGAAATGACTAAACCAAATTTTGAAGCACCTGAAATAAATGAGGACAAGTACAATGATATAAAAACAAACCAAAGCAAACACCCTAAGTGGATTGTTGGCTATGCAGGAACTCAATTAAGTTTTGGGGCTACTTGGTTTGGAAGTTATAGACGAGACAAGCAAGGTAAAAGAAACTATTGCTTAGAAGCAAGGAATAATGTAAACAAACAATCCAAAAACTTAATAGGTGCAAGTTTTAAGAATTTTAAATATTTAGAATTACCAATACCAAACAACTCAATTATTTACTGCGACCCACCATACGACACTAAAGCAACTAATGGAAAATACAAGGATGATTTTAACCATATTGAATTTTGGAACTGGTGCAGAAAAAAAAGTAATAATGGACATACTGTATTTGTAAGTGAGTACAATGCACCTACCGATTTTGAATGTATTTGGCAAATGGAAATGAGCCAAAGAATGAATAATAATGCTGATACAAGCAAGACTATTGAAAAACTTTTTATTGCTCCATAAGGGCAAAAGAGGGAAGGAAAAAAATAAATACGGTATGATTAGCACTAACTTTGAATCGAATAACGGAACTAAGCCATATTGTACCTAACGGTTTGTATATGAAACGTTGCATACCGAAACTTAATAGATAAACACAAGTAATTGAATTATTAATAAACTAAATAAAAGACCACTAAAGCAATGTTTTATATACGTTGTTATGTGGCGTTAAGATTATGAGAGAACCAAATTTTAAAGTGCAAGGCTTTTTACAAGAAAAAAGAGAGCGACAAAAGACAGCAGTAAATTCACAAAACCTTAAAGATACGTTTATAGGTTTTAAACTTGACGAAATTGAATTACAAGCGACAATAAAAAGCCAAAAAGAATTGGACGGACTAATAATGTTTTTACGAGACTCAAGACCGTGTTTTGGGTAATGCCACATAACTATTATATATAAAGAAGTACACCTTAAAACATTTATTATAAACAAAAAAAGCAAGTCAACTCTCGAAAAATTTGAGCAAAAATTGAGTTTTGAAAACTACCTATCTAAAACAAGTAAAATATGGAATTTAAAAGTTACGGCAAAATTCGCCAATTTAAGGATGTAGTAAGAGATATTAAGTTTTCAGCTAATTTTAAAGGGTTGGATAAGGAAGGGCAACAGAAAAGAAAGATATAC